AAACTTTCCAAATATCTTCGAAATCGAAGGAAGGAGATTCGGAAATGCCTTCTGAATCCATTCAGCGATGCGATCCTTAACCCCAGACAATTTCTTCTTTACTTTTTCAAAAAATGCTTTCGGATCTGTAAATAATAAAGCGACATTATCTGCAATCTTCTTTACAAGTTTGGCAAATACATCTTTCACTTTTTTAATAATACCGCCAAACGATCCCTCGGCAGCGCCATTTATGTTATCTCCTAATCCAGAGAAGAAATGTTCAAACGCGCCCTTTGTGTCTTCCCACCACTGTTTCGGATTGGTGAAAAGTTTTATGATCCAATCTTTGAATTTAGTCCATCCGGATACGAATGCGTCTTTTATTCCACTTATCAGTCCTGGGAACAACTCATCGATATGCTCTTTTATCGTTTTTGCTATTCCTATGAACCAAGAACCGACTTTTGAAAAAGCTTCTTTCGGATTTGATATCAGAAGCGAAAAAGCATCGTGAACAGTTTGGAACAATTTCTTTAAGCGACTTGTTACAGCATCAACGACACCTGGAAAGAACTTATCTAAGCCGCTCTTAATATTTGTTCCTATCGTGGAAAATATCTGTGAAATAGACTTTAAAGAACCGTCACCATTTTTGAAGAAATCGCCAATGGCTTTCGTATACTTCTTGAATGTGGCCGTGAATGCGGTCTTTAAACTCTTTCCACTAAGTGCATACACTTTCTTGAAGTAATCAATCGGTGCTTTGATCTTATTAAAAACGGTTTTAACGCTGCTTCCAATAGCCGATAAAACGCCATTGACGCCCTTAAGGAATCCCTGAATCTTCTCATTCTTCGCGAACCAATCAGCAATCCATTTTAATCCGCTTGCAAGATCTGAAAACAAGGACAAAGCGAAACTGCCGACCGATTCAAGCACCGGTCCAACCAGTTTTCCAATCGCAGAAGCGATGTGCGTAATCGCTTTCCAAATCGTTTGAAGAACCGTAGCAATACCAGAACCTACATTTTGAATTTTCGCTAGTGTCTGCGGACTGAACTTAATCTTGCTTGTGAAGTCGTAGATCTTCTTAAACGTGTTATACAGAATCTGTCCCCAGTCAGCTTTAAAGATCGACGAGAACCCCTTTTCGATACTAGAGAACAAAGAACCAAAAGTGCTTGCAATGTTCTTAGCAGCCCCGATCAACAATTCGCGACCAGATTTTGTCGATTTTCCGTTCTTGTCGACCAGATCAGAGAACAGCTTGGTCTGCTGACTAGCATGATTCGTCGCCAGGGCATAATCAATCAAGGCATCGGCAGCTTCTTCGGTAATGCCTTCCTGCATCAACTGAGTTTTGATTGTTTCTCTTTGATCGTCTGAAAGAAGAAGTGCAGCATCCGCTTGTGCCAGCAACGCATCATTGCATTTTCCACTCCAATCGGTCAACTCACCGATTTTATTAATGTACTCAGACAACTTGTCTGTGTCATATCCCTCTTCGCCAGCTGCTTCAAGTGTCTTCTGACCCTTCACGATTGCTTCGACTTGTGAGTGCAGATCAGACAGATCTTTCTCGGTCATTCCGCCTCTAAGCTGTGTCAAAGAGTTGCTAACCTGCTTCATAAGATCTTTGTCGAGCCACCCGGTTTTTAATGTCTCTTCAAAGCTCCCATATTTCTTAATCATGTCATCTATAGGAACACCGGACGCCTTCGCGGTGTGTTCCAAAAGCGTTACATACGCATCATAATCTTTTTTATTGATAAGAACTTTATCAAGATCAGTTTTGTCCTTAATAAATTCGGTCTGACTCCCAAACGCCTTCTTAATGATCTTGTTTCTTCGGTCAGCCGATTTCTGAATCGCAGCACCGACATTATCTGAGATTGAAGTCCAAAGGTCTTTCGCCTGATCAAAATCGCCAATGATCAGTTCCCAAGTCTGAGTCCATCCAGACTGAGCGGCTTCCTTCAGTGTGTCAATCAACTGTGTGAATGTCTTAACCTTTGTGGCAGCATCGTTCGCAGTCTTTCCCATCTCAATAATGTCGTCGATCTGCTGTTCGGTGTACCCCATGCTCTGAAGCTGCTCTCTGGACATGTCCCCGGTAAACTGTTTCAAAGTTTCTGTCAGAACCTGTGTAGTAAGCCATCCAGACTTCAGAGACTCTCTGAATGATCCAGCTTTCTCGATCATTCCATCGACATCTTCGCCCATCACTCTGGCGGTTCGTTTCAGCGCTTCCTGAAATACTTCGCCGCCCATTCCAGCATTGACAACTGAATTCCAGTCCTGAAGCTTAACAGTTCCGGATGCAAGCGCCTGAGACAGCTGATACATAGCTGTACTAGCCTGCTGAGCATTCGAACCAGATACTGCTGCAAGGTTTGCGATACCCTTGATAGCTGATACAGACGTATCCAAATCGACACCGGCAGCTGTAAACGTACCAATGTTCTTGGTCATCTGAGTGAAGTTATAGATCGTCTTATCAGCATAGTGGTTCAATTCATCCAATGCTGAATTGACATCGTCCAGAGTCGTTCCTTTATTCTTCGTATTTGCGAGGATTGTCTGAATGGCATTGATCTGAGTCTCGTACTCCTGGAAACCAGATATAATTGGGTCCAGCGTGAACTCTTTTACGACCTTTGTTCCCATATGAAGAAGAGAACTTGTAACATTGCTAACAACCGTTGCAGCGGCAACGTCCAATGCATTGAACTTCATCCGGACAGACTCAACACCATCCGACAAACTACTCAGATCGATCTTTCGAACATTCTTATCGACTGCTTTCAGACTTTCTGCTGATTCTTTTAAATCGAGTCCCTCTTTAAGCTTTTTCAGAGTAGACAAGCTAGTCTGTACATTGCTCTCAAAATCTTTGTTGTCGAATTTCATTTCAACAACTTTTTCGTCTATCACCTGACTACTCATACAGAGGTAACCTCCTTCCATGCTTTGTCAGCTATAGCCTGAAAAATAGGCTGGATAGCAGGATTGATGTAATCTCTTCCTTCTACCCAGCCTCCGTTACGAGTCCCATGACCATACTGAAGTATGATCGCTATAGAAACACCCTTATTGATGTTCGAGTTACAGAACGTAATAGACGATTCTGTATCCCCATTTTGAATTTCGTAATACCACGATTGCGATGTCAGTCCTGTGTCGTACGGAGTGGCTGCCGAAAGTGCCTCAACGCCCATCTTTCCGTACTCATCAAGAATTTTGGTTCTTGCACTTTCTTTTACTTTGTTCAAATAATCGGTAAGCTTTGAAAAGTCACCTTTCTGTTTGAAACTGATAGCAGCCATATTGTCTCCTTAATTCAGGATGTACTTCGCCAAAGCGTAGAAGTTCTTGTTGTCGTATTCGACCTCATACCACTTCTCGCCATTGACGACTTTCTCTCCAACTACATAGAATGACTCGTTTTTCATGACAATCGCACCAACCTTCGCAGACATCGAAGGTGCTTCACGGAATCTGAGTCCATCAACGTTAACAATCTTTCCAAGGAACGGAGTAAACGCTGATCCCTTTGGCTCAACGCTAATCCTTGTCTTCTCTACCTGCTCCATAGTCATCCTTTCGAATGCAGTTTTGCTCTACGCTGGGCATTTAACATACTTCTCCTTGCCATAGCGTTTGCAGACGCTGCTGAATTTTTGCTATTTCCATTCTCTTTGTTCTCTTCCTGGAATATCCGAATCAGAGTAATTAGACGATTTAGATGCCACTTTTCGCATTCTTTTGGGATTCGATACGAAAACATAAGATAGTAAATATACTCACTTGTTAGAAATTTTCCGCTTCTCCGCTGCCATTGGTTCATATCTTCGCCAAAAGTTGTTGCAGTCATCGGGTCGCCAATGTACTTGTTAATTGCATTGACGTTGTCGACGGTGAGGACTGAATATATAAGCGGATCTACATTCTGTGTAATTGTCATGCAACGAATATAATCTCGCATCTGTTCATCAGTACGATCTTTATGACTTGGATCTCCGATGAACGGGACATGCCATTTTGATTCCCACTTGGATATTGACACTAGAGAATGCTCCAATTGGAGCTTTTGAGAATGGATTGTTAAGAATGTATTTGTTTCATCTATAAACACTTCCCTCTCGGGAACGGTTATAGAAAGCATTTTTCTACCTCATTAAACAGTATTACTAACCGGCATCGATACAACCCTAGAATTGTCTTCGGTCATATTATCAACCATGTTAATCAATGACTCCTTCGTAACGCTTCCACTTTCAACCTTATTCATAAGATCGGAGCTTGCCTTAAGATCGTCAGGCATGATCCCATCGATAAATTCAGCGCACTTCTTACTGTCTTTGACGAGCTCCATATAAAGGTCCGCGAAAGCTTCAGTCTCTGAAAATTCCTTTGAGAGCTCTTCACTCTTCACGAATCGCCTTCCATCAAGACTCTTTTCGCCATAAGCCTTAAGAATAAGATTCTTAAGAACAGTCAGTACTCTACCAGCATTGTCTGTCTCGATCATCTTTTTAATAGCGGCCGTGAACGATCCAGTGGTTCCATATTCCATCTCAAGAACCTCTGGCTTTGTCATATTGAAATAGAACTTCTCAGTACGCTCTACGCCATTGTAATCAGTGTAAGTAATTGTCTTTGTGTACATATTTGTTCTCCTTTATTTGAAAAATAAAAGAGCCGTAATATTTCAACGGCTCTTAAGAATATAATGGTTTGGGCTTAACTTAAGTACTTGCATTAAGAATCGCAAGAACTTCTGCCGGTGTCGGCATTGTCGCTGCCTTCTCGGCAGTTCCATACAGAATATCTTCGATCTTCTTAAGCTTTGCAGGCTCCACCTTTGTAGAATCGATCGTCAGGCAAGACGTCGGCTTCATGCCATCAATGCCAGTGTCTACTTTCACAGTCGAGCACTCCCACGACATTTCGCCAGCTTCAGGAGAATCGTTGACTGTAGAATGTGTCTTAGATGACGGAGCAGCAAGGCTGTTATAGATCAGATAGATCTTGTAACCGTGATCAGTTCCATCTGTGTCGTTTCCAACAAGAGATCTGTACGAGAACGCAAAGTGCTTTCTATTCTGCTGTCCAATCGTGACACCCCTCCCGATCTCCTTGGATCCATCGCACTCAGCGAACTCATCAGGATATGTGTACGCACCAATTGTATACCCGTATTCCTCGACTGAAGTCAGCGCAAGATAATCGATGTTATCTGCATAAACCTTGCTGACATCTCCGCCACTCGGAGACTCTTCAACAGAGGTCAGTCCACTCCATGCAACACCTTCTCCAGGCTTTGCAACGCTGCCGCTTTCGCCTGCAACAAACGGATAAAGAACACCTCTGTCTACACCAGTCTCATATGCTCTTGTTCCAACCTGATCCCATACAAGTTTAGCCATATGTAGAATCCTCCTTAAAATATAATTTGAAACACATCATGACCCAAACCGTCAGACTCGTAATGCCTTACATGACGGCACTTTGGCAATTGACAAAGACTGTCGATGTACGATGAATCCGGATCTGAGTCGATCAATATAATCTGATACTCGGCGTTCAACAAATACGCGATGTTGTCAGCATTTGTCTTGTCAATGTTCGTTCTAGAATATCGAATCGCCGGGTACTGCATTCGTAACGAACTGGGAGCATTGAAGTATACATGGTCTGATCCAAGTATTTTCTCTAAAATATCTTGCAGCTTAAGTCTGCGGTCCGTAATCGCCATTGTATACGCCTCCCAATGTTAGCAACAATCGTGGGTACTGAACTTCGACAGACGACACTGTCCATTTAGTACCCATGAAAGTTACGTACCTGATCGACTGAAAATTCTCATTGGCAAATGGATCAGCCAGAACGCTAAGCTCATTCGATACAGAAATATCAGGGTTGGTAGAATCCTGTCCAATCTGGAGTCTCCTGGAGAGTCTATTCACGTCTCCATAATAGGAACGCTCTTTGATCGTCTCCTTCACGACACCAGGTCGGATCTTCTCTTCAATACCGAACCCGATTGCACCATACCATTTAGCCATTTTGAATTTTCACCTCTCTCATCAACCACCGATATTGGTGACATCCTCCTCAAGTGCGATTGCAGAGTAAACTCTGGTAAGTGCACCGGAAACACGAGTCTCCAGAAGGCTCTTCTCCTGGTTGAAGTCCAGATCAAACTGCGTGAAGTGGGAAACCTCGCCGCCCTTGGTAGCACCAAGAGAATAATCTGCAAGATTGCACATCAGACCAAGGAGCTTCTTCTTCTTGGAATCCTTTGTGGTACGAATCTTATTCTCAAACTGCTCTGCAGTAACGATGGAACCAACGTTCAATGCAGAAGCAAGTTCAGCCTTGGACGAATAGATCCGACGACCGTTCATATCTCTTGCAAGAAGCATGACATTCAGGATATGCGGTGTTACAAAGAAATCCGGTGTGCCAGATCCCTTGAAGTTCTCACGAGAATACAGAACAGCGTTGATGATCGCTTCTGCATAGATATAGTTCTCACCAAAGTTTGCTCCAGTATTCGTTCCCTGAAGTTCCTTTCTAGCAGCGGCAAGGTCAAGATCCTTATGGATGGTGTACAGGTCATCGTCAGTCCAGATCGGTCTAATATGCTCCGGAGAGATCTTGTTTGCATCTCCATCGTCACGGCCATCACCAAGCATGATTGCAGTTGCAAGCTCCTCGTTCAGCATCATTCTGTCAATGTTATACAGGTATGCGACATAATCGAAATCGGTGATATCAGTAATATCATCACGATACAGAGCATTCTTCACGTAAACTGTCTGCGGATCAGTTGTACGTCTAACCAGCTTGATGTTGCCGGTAACGGTCTTCTGGTCGCCCTTCTTATAACCCTTTGCACGAAGAGCATCCAGATTACGGATATCAACCTGTCCGGTTCTGATTCTGCTAATCGGGCTCTTATGAACCTTATTCATAACAATCGTGATCCAGCCCTGGTCATTTGTGAGAAGCTCAGGAGCTCCAGGACGAAGATCTTTGTATTCTGGGAACAGAAGTCCGACATTTCCATCGCCGCTCTGCGGGAAACCGCCAACCGGGCTTGCTGTAAGGCCATCGTGCTGAAGAATTACATCTTCAGGTGTTACACCATTATCGGCAGCGTACATCTCAAGTGCCGCCTTGAACGTTCCAACATTGGTCTGCTTTGCTGTGTTCAGGATTGCTTCCTCATCGGAATGAGTAAGCTCAGAGCCGGTCATGTAGTTGTCGTCCGAATCAAAAACGTTGTGCTGCATATCATCATCCTCCGAATAGTCATCATCGTCATCATCGACGTCGTAGCCTTCTTCATCATCGTCAGCTACGTAATCCTCTTCGTCATCGTACTCATCTTCATCATCGTCATCAGAAACACCCGATGCCTGCCCGACAAGAGCGCACATGACATTGTACTGATCATCATTCATCGAATTAATTGTATCTTCGATGAAATCTGATCCATCGTCATCATCATCGTCGTACTCGTATCCCATGGTTTCCCCTTCATCATCTGAATGCATTAACTCCAGTTCCTCTCCGGTGTAAATAATGCCTTCGTCATCACTGCCATCATCACTGTGCGACAGAGTCACGCTATCGATACTTGCCCCCGGATTTGCTGATGCGAGCACAACGCTCACCTCTCGAATGTTTCCTTTTTCAACGTAAGGTCCATTCTGCTGTAACTGGTTCGCATAAATAGAAAGAGCGTTAATGTCGCCATGCTTCAGAGCAGTTCTCGTATAATCTGCGAGCTCTCCGTCATTAAGCGAACAATACGCTCTCACTCCACCAGCTTCATTTTTTAGAAGTGCCTTACCAATAACCTTTTGAGGGTTATCGTGATCGTGGTTCCAAACAAGCGGAACTACTTCTCCATCATTCTGTGCGAATGCGTTCTGCACAATCACACGGCCATCAGAACACCGTAAGTTATTCTTGGTGGCCCATCCAGAAAAATCAATATTCATTTTGATTTTCTCCTCCATAGTCGGCATAGGCCGTATCATCTTCTACTGGATTGCCATTTTCGTCATACATCGGTTGATCGCTTGCCTGGCTAATGTTCTTATTCCTAAGAACGTCAGCATTCGGATCAGACGACGGCTTCATTCCAAGAATCTGTCTTATCTCGTTAGAAGTCATAATCTCATTTCGTGTCATCTTATCGGCAATATCAGCAATGCTCGATACCGGAACCAACTTGAACGGATCTTTGAAATACTTGATCGAATGCCCCTGAGTACGAGCAGTCTTTGTGAGGAACTTACGCTTGAACTCATTGGTGATCGTTGACAGAATCGGTTCGATGATTCGATTGGTATAGTTCAACATCTCCTTCTCGTCGGCTTTCCCCTTCAACAAGTCTTCGCTTATCCCTAACTGGCTGTATAGCATACTCGTTAACGAATCAGCTCTAGCCTGAAGTTGGTTCTCGACCGGACGATTCAGCTGTGTAATATTTTCTGTCGAATCAACATACGCAATTCCGTATTTGCTTCCTGTAAGCTGATCTTCAATGTCTTTACGTCTCTGCTCTGCCTGAGCCCGACGAAGATCGTTGTGAACAGCATAAGGAAGTTTTACGATCAGATCCAATTTTCCCTGACTGTTTTTCTCATTCAGCTGATCAATAAGATTCAAAGTTCTGACAAGACGTTGAAAAGTCGAATTCGGCTCGTTCATTGTCGAAAAGAATGGATTCGTAAGAATGGCACAAGTTCGTTTCGGGACTGTAATATCACGATGACGCCCAGAACGATCATCGTATACATTAACCGTTATGGCATCCGGATACCACATCGTGATCTTTCCAACACGCATAGTTAATATATCGAATGCCCCGCTTTCACTAGGCTCATCGTCAGTGTCGATTGGTACAACAGCGACAGTTCCCTCATCCAACATGGACATTACAGCGTCCTGAACAAACTCTCGACCAGTTTGATCAATATTGGCTTCCAAAGTAAGACAGTTTGTAAGACCAGTGTCGGCTGCCGCCAGATATCGATCGTTCATATCAACGATTACTTCCTCAATCGTGATTGCAGCACAATCAGATGCGAATCGATTGTAGATTGAATTGATGATCGAACGATCGGCTCCTCTCGATAACCTGACTCGGTCTGGTCTGTAAGAAGACGCGGGTCCAGTGCTATAGAATGTCGTGGTCGGGTCCTTGTTCATGAACGCATTCCATGCATTCTTAATCCTTGTTCCTAAACCCATTTTGATTTATCTCCTCTTCTTCTTACGATTGAACCCGAGCCATCCTTCGATCATCTTCTTTCCAGCGTCAATAGACTTACCGGCTGCTTTTACTCCAGAACTCGCTGTAGAAGTGATCCCGCGACCGGCTGAAGTAAGACCCTTTCCTGCCGCATTAAGTCCTTTACCCGCAACATCAGTTGCTCCGTCCCATCCTTTTCCAATAGTACCGGCAGCGCCTTTTCCAAATCGCGTAAGACTCTTTCCTGCCGCGTCAAGCCCCTTCAATGCTTTCGGTCTGGAATCGAAACTCATTCCTCCGCCATGCTTTCCGACATGCTTTTTTGGCTTGCTGTTATCTCTGATAAATGTATCGGAGAATCCTCGTCTAACGGTATTGAACCCTTTCCCAGTAACATCAGCAGCACCTTTTCCGAATCGTGTAAGACCCTTTCCTGCCGCATTAAGTCCTTTACCTGCAATATCGGTTGCTCCGTCCCATCCTTTTCTGATGTTCTTTGAAGCACCTTTTCCGAATCGTGTAAGACCCTTTCCTGCCGCATTAAGTCCTTTACCCGCAACATCAGTTGCTCCGTCCCATCCTTTTCTGATGTTCTTTGAAGCGCCTTTTCCGAATCGTGTAAGTCCCTTTCCTGCTGCATTAAGTCCTTTACCCGCAGCATCAGTTGCTCCGTCCCATCCTTTTCTGATGTTCTTTGAAGCGCCTTTTCCGAATCGTGTAAGGCCCTTTCCTGCTGCATTAAGTCCTTTACCCGCAACATCAGTCGCTCCGTCCCATCCTTTTCTGATGTTCTTTGAAGCACCTTTTCCGAATCGTGTAAGACTCTTTCCTGCTGCATTAAGTCCTTTGCCTGCAACATCAGTCGCTCCGTCCCATCCTTTTCTGATGTTCTTCGAAGCTCCTTTACCGAATCGTGTAAGACCCTTTCCTGCCGCATTCAATCCGCTATTAGCTCTGCCAAGCAAGCTACGTTTTGCCTGAGATCCATATGCCAATGCTTCACCAGCATATTTCATTCGATCGCCAAGACTCCTAGCATTTCTGAGATTTCTAACACTCTTCTTATACCGGTTGTACGGGCCGATTCCCACTCCGACATCAATCTTTCTTCCAAGGTTTCTTGCCCCTCTGGAAGTTGCATTCCACGCTCTTCCTGCTGTATTTGCAGCACCTTGTCCGAACTGGGTCAGTCCATACCCAGCAGCATTAAACCCGCGGCTCGCTGTATTCTGAATCCCATTTCCAACTTTTGATGCTTCGTCATAAATATAACGAAACATTCCGCCACCGATTGGGATCTTCTTAATGTACTTATGATATGCTCTATCACCCATCTTATCCACGCCTCCTGCGCTCAAGCAGCTGCCGGTTAATTTCCTGCTGCCCTCGTCTAATCAATTGTGCTTTGGCCACTTCGCTCATTGCTGAGAATCTATTTTGATTCATGCTCCCTCTACTAACAGCACCGACAACTGCATTATTGGCTCCGCTTGCTTCTTTCATACGATCAGCTGCTTTTTTCTGTGCCGACCAGATTTGTGAAAGGCTGGCCCCGCCGCTTGGTTTACCTATCTGCTGTCGATCAACAGCTCCAGCTTTAGAATATGCCCTGTTAGAATCACGGACTAAGTTTCCAAATCCCAACGACATCTTAGACTGCCTAACTACCGGCGATGCCTGAGCCTGCTCTGATGAGCCTTTTCCCTTTTTGGAGCCCTTCCCTTTTCCGCCTTTTCCTCCAGATGAACCTTTTCCTTTTTTCTCAGTATCTTTGCCACCTTGCATCTTCTGTTGGGTTTTAAAAGTCTTAAATCGAGAGGTTACTCCTGCACCAACATTCCCAGCGGCATTCTTCATATATGCTGCAAGATCATCTGCGGAATAGAAATATCGATAGTGGCCATTAATATTAATCTTCTGTATATACCTGTGATTCCGGCTCACAGAGCCAACTGGACGACTCATACATCAAACCCCTCTCTGTTCGCCTTGAATGCTACATATGCGTCAATGGTTGCTGCGACAGCATCAATCTTGTCTTCATATTTCCGTTTCAATAGCTTACGATTTCCATTCGTATCCTGGATCGTGATACAATTACCCATCGTAAACGAATACAATTTTTGATCGAACAATAGCACCCGATCTTCGGCCATTGCTTTAATCTCGCCAAGTGGAACAGATTCTGTTCTTGCCCCCTGTGGTACCTTTTCAATTCCAAAAGGACCATTCTCTTTAGCCCAACGATCTATGAATCCTGCTGCGTTATATGGGTCATACCCAACCGCCATAACATCGTAGTTATGTTTGGCTATGTACTGGTCTAACTCGTCATAGACGGCCATCAAATCAAGGACAGCACCATCCATGATGACCAAACTGTCTTCAGCAATGAATTCGTTGTATTTCAGACGCATCGCCATCGGCAACTTGTCAAGCGTTCTTTGGGAAATATAATTGCGAGATTTTACGCCAAAGTATCCGTTACTAATCGGAAACAGAAATGTGAATGAACAGAAATCGTCACCCATGGAAAGATCCATTCCCATAGAGCAAGTCATTCCGTCAAAGTTCTTTGGAGAATGAAGCTTAGTCTCATTATATGTGAAGAAATATGTGAATCCTTCCATCGGTATTCCGAATCTCTTTGCGAGAATATCATTCCTGGCGGCTGGCACTTGCTCAGCACGTTCGACGTCTCTTTGGTATGTTTCATATGTGACCGTCTTGCCAAGATTTGGATTCGCCTTCATCCACATAGCCGGATTATTAACTTCTTTGATGTCGTCTAACTTATAATAAAAAATGGACACGTGAGGGTTGTAGTATTTACCCTTCAGGATGTCCATCAATTCCATTTTGATTGTATCTCCTGCGCCATTTCGGACAGTTCCTTCCGAACTTGCCGAAACAATGACGTAGTCATCGACCTTTGCTGCACCCTGCTCAATAGCACCGATAACATCTTCCTTAATGTCTCCAGACAACCATTCGTCGACTGTCGAGCATTTCACTCGAAGCCCCTGAAGTTTGTCAATGCGCATCGGGCGAATCTCGAGAAGTGAATTCGTAAGAAAGTTCTCGATTCCCTTCTTTGTCGAGCACAGTTTCTGTCGGTTTCGTTTCGATCCGGTTGTGTTCTGAATTGATCCATCGGTAAGAAACGTGTATACAGGACCTCGTGCTCGTGAGATTGCAGTACGTATCGGCTGCATGACCTCGTCCGCTAACTTCATAGTTGGTGCGGTCGTAATCTGTGCCGTTGTTGTCGTGTCTACAACCAAAAAATATTGTTGCAAATATGACAAGTAAAGAGACTTGGCCGCAGATCTGGCAATGATCAGATACTGCTTATTCACAAGTCGTTTCTTTACCTTCTTGTGCTGATACCGACCATGCTGGTCTGGTACTTCCTGATCTTCAAAGTAGAACCAAGCCAACAATTCTTCAGCCCAAAGCTTGAACGTATCCAATAGCTTTACTGGGCTCCCGTCAGTAAGAGTCAGTTCCTCCTCACAAAAATCGACGAACCCGTTGATTGCACAATCGTCGTAGTAAAAATCCGGATTTGCGATCAAGCCATCAATTCGGTTCATCTCCATCGAGATCTCTTTGTTTACTGGAATGTCGCCTCGCAGAACGGCGTCCCTAAACTTGCCATAATAATAAGGAGTCGCCGTATTAGACAACATGTTTCTGCCTCTTTCTGTTCAATTATGCTATACTAAAGTCGGTTCTTATTCTTCTCATTTTGGACATACTTATTAAATGATTTTTTTGATCGTTCCAAAATATTTCGCTTCTTTCTATCGTTCGCAATGGCTGTCTGAACGACAACAAACATTGCTTTTTTCTGATCTTGATTCATAGAATCGACAATGGAACGTATTGTAGTATCATTAGCCATAGATCCTCCATACCGTTCAATTATTTCAACAAGCTATGCAATCTTTTATAATCGTCAATGTAGTCTTTGTATTCGTCTTTATCAGTGATACTCCTCATGTGTTTTTCATATTGCCTATACGGTTCTTTCACAATGCTTCGCTGTTTAGAACGTCTAAACTTTTTATCGTTCAATAAATATGTCGGAGTCTCATAATTCCACATAAAATCTTCTGGATCGATAACGGCATCGTATCCTTCTTTAGCATATTTATCGAAGTATTTTTCTTTATTTTTTTTATAAATCTCATTATTCAACGCATGGCCAATACTATTCCTTGCTTTCTTAATCTTTTGATCACTGCTCCAAATATCGTATCTTTCAGATGAAGACTTTCTATCATCTAAATACCCAGCATCGTCGAGTATTTTGTATGCTTCGTCAAGACTTTTGTCACCAATTTTATCAAGGGCATCGCGTACCATAGACTTTCCAGAACGAACTATAGCATCATTAACAACTTCAATTTTCGTAGCATATACTTGATCGTAATCTTTAAAACCCAATCTAGCTCTTTTTGCGTCAATCAAATATTGCTCAACATCTGCTTTACTTGTCGAAGCATATATTCCTTTAGCAGGACCCTTCTCTTTTCGATTCGAAAAACGAACATATTTTTTACCTTTTCTTACTACAATATTACCGTTCTTTATTTTTGTTCCATCATAATTTTGATATCGTCTAATCCCCCAATGCATCCCCCTTGTTCCATAGTGAATCAAACATGGCTCTTTATCGATTGCAAAATAATTCATATGCGTTTACCTGTTTATGCTATACTAAAGTCATCTACAAATCTCACTTTACGGAGGGTAAAAGAGATGAAAAAATTCATACCGCTTGCTCTTGGATTGGCAATCTGCTGTGCAGTTCCAACGTTTGCTACATCAGCAGAACCAGATCTGAAATCCTATTCAGATGAGGATCTTCAGAAGCTCTATACTGATGTAAAAACAGAGCTGACCTCGCGAAATCTCACTACTGGTGATAGTATCGGATCTGGTGTATATATCATTGGAACAGACATCAAAGTCGGAAGGTACAAATTCACTAGTGATAATGACGGTTCATGTGTTTTATACGCCAACAAAGACGATTACGATTCTAGAGATAAGCAAAGTACGTCATACGTAAGTCAGGGTGAATCAACGGACCTCAATCTTACAGATGGGATGGTCATAGAGCTCTATTCGTCAGGAACCTTAGAAGCCTCGAATCCAAGCTGGGCTGCTGACTAATTACTGAATAATCGGAAGCATCTTCCTAGGATCGTATTCATATGGAGAATCGTACCAGGTATCATATGACTTTTTGGTTCGGTTCTCCGTTGATGCGGTCTGACGAGAATTGTACTCTCGTCTATTCTTATCAGCCTGATTCTTGTAGTTCCAATAATTGAATTCGGTCTTTGCTCTATCAGCCTCTTCTTTCCTTATCTCATCAGCTGTCTTTGGTGTCCGTTTCTTGTAGAAACCGTCAATCGATTTATCAATACCCTTCTGAATGAAATCCTTCGTAGACTTCTCGAATACGGGTTGAGCAACATTCTTCATAAACGAGCTGACCATCCTACTTCCAGCATGAACCTGCTTCGGATTCAAAGCAGCATTCAGATCTCGAATATTCTTTTGGGACCGAAGATAGTTCTCCATCATTATTGATTCGTTGTATGCCTTCCTTCGCTCATCATCGGTCATCTGATTCCAGCTCTTCTTCGCCTGCTTATTCCGCTCATCGATTGCTTTCTTCACATTGCGTGAATTCTGCTTCTTCGCTTTCTCTCTTGCCACATAATCTCTGAAAGAAGTTCGCACTTTGTTTCCAACTTTGCTGGCAGCTTTCCTAAGTCCGGACCCATACCGTTTCCGTCCGGCTGCAGTCAAAGATCCATCAGAATTCTGAAATCGACGAATACCCCATCTCTGTCCATGAATCCCAAAATGCTCAAGGTATTCTTCTCCTGCACCCATGGCATCTCCGTAATATAAATATTCCACATGCTCACCTCCCTTCTGTGAATTTATTGATAATAAGCCCCTCGTATCTCTGTCTCATACCGGATTCTTGACTCATACTCTTTCACGGTTTCGTTCAAGCATTCTTTCACGGCTGAACTCTGAGGCGGATCAAATATGAGTCGAACCTTCGCATACATATAAGTCTTCACCATATTCAGTTGCTTGTTACTTTTTGTGTAATCTGACCAAAAATCATCTGGTCCGGAAATCTGATAACCGTCTTTAGGTCCAACACCTAACTGGTTTAGAACAGCAAACGCTGTGTTGATGTGCATGATCAATTGGTCATCGAAATATGTGTAGTCGGAAGCTATCCCTAAAGACAGCTTCACAGAATTTAGAATACTGTCTTCCATAGGTTATCTCCTATTTGTCTATCCCAGAGTAATACATAGGCCTCACTTCCAGGGACATGTGTCATTTGGCTTACGCTCAATCGGGTCTTGTATCAAGTTATTTGCATCTCCAAAGTGGATCGCATTGTGAGTCTCTCGCGAAACGCAGATTAAATACTCCGGATTTATGAGAATATCAGATCTGTCCAGAATGTCCTGTTTCGTAATTGGATTAAGATGGTGAATGTAAATGTAGCGATTAAGCTCATGACCCGGAACACCAAGATCGCAGCCATTGTCCCGTAATATGACTTGTCTTCGAATTGCTCTCCACTCTGGAGATGTGTAGAATGTTTGATTCAAATATCGCTCGTACCCAAACGTATCTGTTCCGACTGTTCCTGGAACTTTGCAATACTCAAACCGTTCTTTGAATGTCTCTAATTTGGAGAGTTCAGTGTACGTACGGATCGTCTTCTCCGTCGTCATTGCTATCTTCTCCTTTATACCTTCGCATAGCATTGACAGCATTCTCGTACATCTCTTCCATCTTCTTAAGAGACTGTAGTTGTTCTGTCTTTGCTGTGATGAGATCCTTCTGACGTTCCAGGATCTCCTTCTCTATACGCTCTTTAGTTGATCCAAGCTTTAGATAGTGCGTGATTACCTGCGACGAAGCAGTTCCATCACGTAATTGCTGCTCTGCTAGATCAACCGCCAGTGAAATCAGCTGGTTTTCTCTTGCTTCTGGAGTAAGAGCCGGGCGCATAGGTGGCTTTTCGCTTGCGTTTGCAGCCTGTTTTCTAGACCTTCGCACGTGTTTCTTGCTCCTTCCTATGAGTTGCATATGACTTTGATAGACTTTGAGGAGGGTTGCAACGGTTCTCATTTCGCCCAAAAGGAGAACAAATATGGAGCAACCATCTATGGCAACACAGCACTGTTTAAAGGAGGTAACAAACGACAGTAGGATACGTTGCAACCCTGTTCAAAGTCTACCAAAGCATAAAAACATTACCGAAAACCTACCCCCGGAGAAAATATCAAG